TGACAGAAAGCAGTCCTGATCCACAACTGCCATTTACTGTTGATCCAGCTACAGACACACTCCAAATCACTGCCCATCCCTTTCGCACAGGTGACTCAGTTGTGGTCAGCAGCACTGGTGAGCTGCCTCCACCCTTGCTGGACAGCAAGTATTATTATGTGATTTACATTACCGCCAACTCAATAAAGTTGGCTGCTTCTCGATCCAACGCCATAAGCGGACTGCCAATTTCTATAGATTTGGGCCAGGGTGTAACCACTATTGCAGTAACCAACCCTGGAAGTGGTTATTTGACAGCACCCACAGTGGGATTTGTGGGAGGGCAACCTGCTGAAGTGGCTACAGCAAGAGCAGTGTTACGACCAGCAGGGCCTGTGGCTACAGTAAGCCTCTTGACACCTGGTTCTGGCTATACAGACATTCCCAGTGCAAGTTTCTTCACAGTGGGCAACGGAGCAGTATTGGGCCCGTGCACATTCAAAGCCGTAGGAGTCAGTGTGTTGTTTGGAGGCACTGGCTACAATTTGAACGACTTGATTTATTTGGTGGGCGGAACAGGTACAGCATTTATAGCCAAAGCCACTGGAGTGGATGGCGGCTCAGTAACCAGTGTAAACATAGTTGAGCCTGGTAACTACAGTGTGTTGCCAACATTGAGTGGTGGTATTACAAGTTCCAGTGGCTTGGGGTCAGGATGTCAATTCACTCTCACTATGGGATTGGCTAGTATTGGAATCACTGCTGGTGGTATCCAGTATGTGAATTCTCCTTTGGTAAGCATTAGTGGTGGCGGAGGATCAAATGCCACAGCAGTAACACAAATTTCTGGTGGTGCTGTAGTAAATGTTGTGATAACCAATCCTGGTTCAGGATTTATTGGCCAACCCACTGTGTTGGCTATAGCTGGAAGTGGTGCAACTGCCACAGTGCGGTTGGTGCCCACTAAAGTTGCAACAATTGCCATAACCAACAATGGTGGTGGCAGTTACACCAGCGTGCCCAGCGTAAGCATAAATCCAGTGGGCAGTGGTGCCACTGTTTTCAGCACCACAATGATGTCTGTGGGAGCCTTCCTTGTCAATGCAGGTGCTGGTTACACTCAAGGAGATCAACTACTGGCCAGTGGTGGCATTGGCTCAGCCAGTACTCAAATACAAGTGTTAACAACAGACAGTCAAGGCAGAATTTTGACCTGGAATATTGTTAACCCGGGCACATACACTGCATTGCCGCAGCTTCAAAGCAATAATTTTGTTGGTGGCACTGGTGTAGGAGCCAGTTGGAATTTGAGCATGGGCGTAAAATTGGTCACGCTAGCAAGCGGAGGCAGCGGATATAATACCAGTCCCTTGGTGTTATTTTCTGGAAGCGGTGGAGCTGGTGCTGAGGGATATGCAACAATATCCGGCGGTGTAGTCACAGGAGTGGTTATAACCAGTAACGGTGCCAATTACACAGGTGTGCCCAATGTTACTATTAGCGGAGGCAGTGGAGCTACCGCACAAGCACACTTGACCCCCACTGGAGTTGATACAGTTAGTGTGCTTGATCCGGGGTCAGGTTATGTTTCGCCGCCTCAAGTTACTATTACTGGAGGTGGGGGTCAAGGAGCAATAGCTGTGGCCGATCTTGTGGGTGATGCAATTGATACCATAACGGTAATTGATCCTGGTTCTGGTTACACCAGTGCACCTTTGGTTATTATTGAAGGCAATGGCACAGCCTCTGCTAATCTAGTGCCTACATCCTTGGCCAGCATCAGCGTGATTTCCAACGGAACTGGTTATACACATGTGCCAGCCGTTACAATCTCTGGTTCTGCAACAGCCGTAGCTCGAATGGTGCCAACAGGAATATTGAGTGTGGACATTGCGAATGGAGGCAGCAATTATGTGAGTGATCCACTATTGCTTTTGGCTGTGGGCGGCGGGCAAGTAGGTAATCCTGTACCTCCCATGAGTGACACCAACCGTAGCTTCAGTATAGACAGGATCCAAGTGTTAACAAGTGGTGATGAATATCAAAGTGTGCCCACCGTAACAATAAATGCTCCTGATGTGCCTGGCAGTATTCAAGCTGTTGGTGTAGCATCCTTGGGCAGTGGCACAGGCAATTTCAGTGTGACACAATACGAGGCCAGCCGGGACTATTACAAAGTTTGGAAAAATCAAACACCCAGCAGCGAGTTACTGACTAGACCCATGGCTGATCAAATGAATGCAGTGATCAAGTATTTCACGGACTTGGGTTATACAATCAACAGATACACCAACGCCACAACCAACAACACACTGAGCTGGAATGTGAAGTGGTAACGAATGAGAAGCGATCGCAACCCTTATTACTTTTTGAAAAAAAGCAAGGATCCCAAAATTCAGCAACTTTTGAAAGAGGCTGAAACTTTGAAGCCTCAGGAAATCTTATCCATGAGCTTGAAGCCTGATGTGAAAAAAGCCATGTTGTTTGTTGCTGAATTTGGACAACAAGAAAAAAGTCAACACACTGCTGAACTTTTGGCTGAACAAATGGCACAAACAAGCAGTCATTGCGAAAACATTCTTAAAGAAATTTGGCAATACCAAGGTCCTGCTGTTTTTATACCTGTAACATCCACTAGCAGTATTGAGATACTACCCAACAGCTATTTCATAAAAGATCACCAGAAAATATTCATAAATCACAATTGGTTAAGACTGCCGGCTAGTCAAAAACAAATTGAAGCCAGTAGTGCATTCCACAGTTTGGGAAGCTTTCAAGACCTTAACGTATTGAAAAAGCTCCAATTGGAACAGAAGTACAGCAATTCATTGCAATAAGGCAGTATCTCATGTATCATCAGTGTTATGATCCCAGTTGCATCCCTGTTTGATTATGGCTTTAGCAAGCGAAGCGAAGACAACGGCACAAGGCACTATGTGAGTCCTGAAGGCCACAAGATCCCTTCAGTAACCACGATCCTAAGCAAGAGCAAGGACATGACTCACTTGCTGGAGTGGCGCAAACGGGTTGGCGATGCAGCGGCTGACCAAATCACAAAAGAGAGTACAGGCTTGGGCAGCATGATGCACAGCCATTTGGAATGTTGGATCAAGCAACAAGAGCGCCCAGGCGGAACAAATGTGGGTCGCGTAATGGCCAAACAAATGGCTGATGTTATTATTCAACAAGGGTTGTCAAAAGTGTCAGAAGTTTGGGGTATTGAAGTGCCCTTGCGGTATGAAAGTCTTTGGGCAGGAACTACAGATTTGGTGGGAGTCTATAACGGACAACATGCCATAATGGATTTCAAAACCACCAACAAGCCCAAAAAAATAAGCTACATTCAAGACTATTTTCTTCAACTCACAGCCTACATTATGGCACATAATCAAACTTTTGGTACAGAAATCAAACAGGGTGTTATCTTCATGGTCAGCAGAGATCTTGAATATCAAGAATTTGTTTTGGAGCCACACCAGCTGGAACAGTATGAACAACTTTGGCTAGAGCGCTTGATGATGTATTATGACAAACACCCAATCCCCTCTCTCAGCAATGAATCCGTTTCTTCTTGACGCCAGTAGCAGGCGTGCCTCTTGGAAACTGTTAAGAGATAAGATCCTAGAGCAATCTGGCCCAGATCAGCAAATGGATTTGGCATTGGCGTTTTGGAAACAAGCCCCAATTGAAAATCCACTTATTGATTGGGACAATGCAGAAAAATGGCCCACACCATGGGAATTATTGCACAACAATAGGTTTTGTGAAGGTGCATTGACTCTTGGAGTTGCCTATACATTGATCTTAAGTAGTCCTGAACATTTTCAAGATCTTGGGTTGTTATTGATTACTGACCGGCAAAATCATGTTCAAAAAATTGTTGCCAAAACACACTCCCAAGTATTGAATTATGGTTGGTTGGACCGGTTGCCTGCGTCAACTATCAAGAACTGCCAAGTTCATTCTCGCTGGATGTTTGACGGTCGCAATTGGCAAAGCCAATTTAGCCCTGAAAAAAAATTGTAATTTATGGGGTTTGGGCACTGTTGGCGGATTTAAATACCCCACGATGCCATTTACAATAGCATTTATAATCTTGCAAATAATTTGAAATAGACTGGAAAGGTATGCCATGAGTGTAAGGTCCGACAGCATTTTTGTCGTTAAAAGAGATGGAAACAAAGAGCCTCTGGATATTGACAAGATCCATCGACAAGTGATGTGGGCAACGGAAGGCTTGAGCGGTGTAAGTGCTAGCGAAGTGGAAATTCGCAGCCAATTGCAGTTTTATTCGGGAATGAAAACTGTTGACATCCAAGAAACTCTGATCAAAGCTGCTGCGGATCTTATTGAGCTGGAAACTCCCAACTACCAGTTTGTTGCTGCTCGATTGGTGAATCATCACATCAGGAAAGAAGCATATGGCACATTTGAAATCCCCAGATTGTTTCCACATGTGCAACGGGTTGTTGCGTCAGGATTTTATACACGCGAGCTGTTGGAGTGGTACACTGAGGAAGAATTTGGTGTGCTAGACACTTACATTGACCACGACAGAGATTTTGATCTCACCTTTGCTGCTATGGAACAGTGGCGTGGCAAGTATTTGGTGAAGAACAGAGTCACTAGTGAGCTGTTTGAAACACCACAGATGGCATTGATGTTGATTGCTGCTACACTTTTCAACAGCTATCCCCGTCACACACGTTTGAAGTGGGTGAAGGAGTTTTACGACAGCATCAGCTTGCATGACATCAGCCTGCCCACTCCCATCATGGCCGGAGTTCGCACTCCACAGAAGCAGTTCAGCTCCTGTGTGCTGATCGAAGCTGATGACAGCTTGGACTCCATCAGTGCTGTCAGTCATGCAGTGGTGCGCTATGTGAGCCGGAAAGCTGGCATTGGCTTGAACATTGGGCGCATCAGAGCCATCAACAGTCCAGTGCGCGGTGGTGACGCTTACCACACTGGTGTTGTACCTTTTGTCAAACTGTTTCAATCTTCTGTAAAAAGTTGCAACCAAGGGGGAGTGAGATCTGGTGCTGCTACAGCCTACTTCCCATTCTGGCATTTGGAGTTTGATGATCTTGTGGTGCTGAAAAACAACAAAGGCACTGAAGACAACCGCGCTCGCCACATGGACTATGGTGTTCAGTTCAACAAACTGGCCTATGAGAGGCTCATTGGTGGCAGCAACCTCACTCTCTTCAGCCCCAGTGACGTTCCCGGGCTGTATGATGCATTTTTCTCCGATCAAGCCCAGTTCAAAACACTGTATGAGCGTTATGAAAGCGATCCCGCTATTCGCAAGAAAACTGTTAAGGCCATTGACCTCTTCACCAATTTCATGAGCGAACGGAAGAACACTGGGCGCATCTATCTCATGAATGTGGATCATGCCAACACACATGGCAGTTATATTGAGAATTTGGCACCAATTCGTCAAAGCAATCTTTGTGCAGAGATTCTAGAGCCGACATGGCCTCTTCAAAGTATCGATGGTGGGTCCAAAAAAGTCACACTTAAGGTCCCAAAAAATCGTGTAGAGGAGTTCAAAAAATGGAGAAGTCAATGGAAAAATGTTATCCCCAAGCTTCCATGAAACGCTATCCCTTAGGGATAATTTATATTACTGTTTGTTTGCATCCCGACAAAAAAGGGATGCTATACATAGGTAGCCACTGTTTGAACAACCCTGAATACTTGGGATCTGGCGGGCTCCTGCGTCATTACATCAATAAATTTGGCAGACAGTTTTTCAGACGCACTACCATTTGTGAATATTCAAATATCACTCGAGACGAGCTTCTCACATATGAAAACTCCTGGATAGCTGCACTTGATGCTCTCAATTCTCCGTTATTTTGGAATCAACGATCAAGAGCAAGCGGAGGATATGTTATCAAGGACCTTGTTGCACATAGCGAGAAAACAAAACAAGGTATGTTGAAATCAAATGCAGTTTTCAAGATCAAGGTGAAT